CAACATCAACGTGAACGGTTTCTATGTGATGAACTACTTGGCCTACTACTCATTAAGACTGGGTGGCTTCGTGGCTTGGAACGGTCACAGAAAGAGAAACTGCGACTGGAAAGAATCAGTAAAATAAGGAATAGCACCTTCGGGTGCTATTTTTATTTGGTTATAATCTCGTAGATCATCTTCCAGTTCTTAACCGTCGTTACTTCCGGATGACTGTATTCCATATTATGTCCGTGTTCCACTAGCAAGGGTTTGAGTCCAACACGCAGTCCTGCTTCACAATTCTCTGGCTTATCTTCAATCCACCAACAGCCTGTGTCCTTGTAAGGTTCTAGTGCCTCGTCCTTGTCATCACCTGTGCCTAGTATAACGAACTTGTCAAATGCTGTCTTACCAAACAGTTTCTGTAGATTCATCTTACGCAGTTTCTGTGCGTTGCGATCCTTTGATAGGCTTGTGATACAATGGAAACTGTATCCGTGTTCTTCGTGTAGTCGTTTCACATAGAACATTGCATCACGCAGTGCTGGTAGGAATCCAATGTGGGCACTTTCATTAAAAGTCTTGATTAACTTCTTGCCCTGTTCCTTTGTAATACCATAGCGCAGGTCCATACCATATACGAATTGGTGTCCTTCCTGCTTTTCAAATCCGTGTTCCAACATCCAAACGTTGAATGCCCATTCCCAATCTAACAGGACGCCATCTGCGTCCACTAGGATAATCTTGTCCTTCAATTTTAGTTTCCTCTTCTTATTCATCTATACGTGGATTATACACTCTACAATATAGATTGTCAAGTCAAAAAGAAAGGGTGTTGCGTTTCCACAACACCCAATCTTTAGTATTATTATTGTCGCTATGCGGTCTATCTATATCTCTTCATCCCGGATAGGGAACTTTAATATACTTTCTCTTGTGTTTCTTATTTGCTGTTGTTGTTAATGAAGTTGTAGAACTTCTCAGCAGTTTCAAGCACATGATCAATGCCTGGAACTTCTGGCATACCAACTTTTGTAACAACTTGGCCAGTGTCCTTGTCACGCTTCGCAGAAACGTCCCAACCTACCCACTTTTGTGAGTATTCAAACTCTGTCCATTGTTTTGCCATATCCAAAACTTGCGTTCTGATTTCGTAGCCGTTCTTATTGAACGATACTTTTGGCATTGCTTCTTTTACTTTATTTTGAACATACTCAGCGCCTTGCTGAATATTTTTTTCGACTTGATCGAATGACATCATGTTTTCTCCTCTGTGTGTGTTTTATGTGTCTTGTTACATTTGCTGTAACGCTTATTAATGTAACACTATTATTTATCATTGTCAACGCACTTAATAAAAATTTTTTTCCAAACAACCGCCCTTACGGTATCTCAAACCATTTATGGTATTATTACTTTTTATTCACCTTACCTAAATATTACACTGACTTCAATATTGGGTCAGTTAATATAGGAGGATGTTATTATGGACATTCTAAACAAAGTAAAGGCTTGGGCAGGTGCTCTAACGGAAGTGGGTTTAAGTTTGCTTTCGCTTGGTATCATTCTTGAAGTCTTGTTCAACGGACAGAACATTCCGTTCTGGCCAAACATCAACATTATCAGCAATATCCAAAATATTGTTGCAGGATTCTCTGCACAGGGATTAGTTGGTCTTGTTGCAGTTTGGGTATTATATTCAATCTTTATGAAAAAGTAATATAACTAACTCAACTTGAAAAAGTTGTAGGGGAGTCATCTTGACGGGCGGCTCCCCTACTCTTTTTTGAAACTTATTTCTTTGGTTTTGGATTAGAAAGATAATCCGCTTCTTCGTCAGTCACAGGCCACCAGTTACAAATATTATTCATTATAACATTCCTCCCCAGAAAGACGCAACTATTGCAAAGTATCCTACTAGTATTCCAAATACAACGGTTAAAGGTAATGCAACATCTAAAAAGTTCTTAAGCATCAGCATGACCCTTCCAAAAAGCAACCTTGTGACCTCTCATATAATGATCGCCTGGCTCGTATGCAGCCTTGGCTTTCTTTACTCTTTCAAGTCTTTGTATTGCACGATCCTTTACAGCGACTTCTTTAATACCTGTAAGCATTAAGTCTCTTGCAAGATCGTGTTTACCTTGCATGGCAAGTTGTGATGCCGCTCTTGCATAACCTATGTTTGCAAAAGTGTTTTTCATTTTTTCCCAAATTAACATCTATGTCTCCTTATGTGTGTATGTGTTAAAAGTATTTGTATGATTGATAGGTTCCAAAAGGTCCAACCTTGACCTCGCCCCTATCCAGTTGCCTAATCCTGCGTTCAAGATCAGCGTGGTCAACAGCATTACCAAGGTAATGTTCCTGCCAGTCTCTCTCGTTCCAGAATAGTTGTTTAAAGAATTTAAGTAAGGTTTGCATTTAAGCCACCTCCTTAGTGCCAAAGTATCTTGGTCCGTTTAGTTCGGATAGGTTTGGCCCACGACCGTTGTTCTTCAGCATAAATTCATATGCGAATCTCCAGTCCTTGCCATATTCAGTTTTGGCCCAAGTCAATAGATCATTACGGCTGTTGCCGCTTTTCATCCAAGACATCAGACCACTTATTAAGTGTGTCATGTTTTCTCCTTTGATGTATGGATGCTTGAGGAAAGCAATACCCCGGAACTTCCCCGGCGGTGCAATACCCTTTGGGTATCGTCAATCGCTTGTAACGCATGGATTATGCGCTTGTCTATCCAAGTGTCTGTGTGAGAAATAGTGCAGGATTACTGCTCTATTCACCTTTATTTATACTAATATAATGCATCGCAACAAAAAGATCAACCATAAATATAGCATGGCTGTAGTGCTATTTTTGCATGGGTGTGCCAACTTAGGATTGACAGGAGTTATCACAGAGTATATACTTTGTTTTAAAAAAGGTTAAATACACTGTAACGGAATTTTTGATATGAAAATAAAAACAAGATCAATATTACAAGAACTTAATTCAATTGCTGAAAGGCGTGATACTGAGTCATTGATAGAAAGCAGGGCTGCTAATATCATAAATTCTGCAATAAATTTGCTTGAGTTGATCAATAAAAGTTATGACGAAACTACCGCCCTTGAACTTGAGAGAAGGTTCATTAACTCAATAAAGGGTGCCGATCCCTCCAAGTTTAACAGAGGAATGAAAAAAATAGTCGAATCAAAGAGGATGAAAAAGAGCGATGACAGCGATTCTTAAGGAAGGCGGAAATATCTTTAAGAGTTCCGAAGGTGAATCTCTTACAGGTAGAATAGTAAAGGATGATGTTGTTCCTACAGTCCAATGGCTTGAAACCGTAACGGATCTTGAACTAACAGATAACATGCTCGGTACCACGGGCAAGAAAGCAGACAGCGGAGATCTTGATCTTGCTGTTGATGCAACAAAAATTACCAAACCAGAATTAGAACAGAGATTAGCAGAATACGTTAAAAAGTTGGGTGGCAATCCTAAGGATTACATTAGGAAGTCTGGAATCAGCGTACACTTTAAAACTCCGATCAGGGGAGACGAGAAGAACGGTTTCGTGCAAACGGATTTTATGTTTGGCGATCCCGAGTGGATGCGCTTTAGTCTAATAGGTGGTCAGGAAGGAAGCCAATTTAAAGGATCTCATAGACACATCATACTTTCAAGCATCGCAAAGACCAAAAACATGAAATGGTCGGCAAACAACGGTTTAATAGATAGAGAAACTAATGAAGTCGTCACAAAGGATCCAAACCAGATAGCCAAAATATTACTGGGGCAAACAGCAACAGGAAATGATCTTAACAGTGCAGAACAAATATTAGGTTACATTAAGAAGTTACCAAATTATGAGGAACTGGTAGCGGATGCCCGAGAAACTCTTGAGAAAGATGGCATCGATCTTCCTGATAATAAAAAGATAGAAAGTTACCAACCATCAAGCATTGGATGGATGAGACAAATGATTGATATCTGCTCATGAAGTTTAAAGAGATAGACATAAGATATAGTGCATTTGAAAAGCCTGGCAAGATGTTTACCATAGGCGATGTGTACGGTAAGAAAAATTTAAAGGTTCCACATGCGAAGTATGTGGACAACACCAACAGACAAAAGAAACTATTAAAGAAATGAGAGCATTTGAATTTTTAACAGAAGCAAAGGTAGGAAGAGAGTTCCAGCATCTTGAGGATCTTGTTTTTACTAATCCAAGTGATGGTGCCAAGCGTGCGGTTTCCATCCTAAAAGATATGGAAAAGGATGCTTCTGATGTTGCAGTTAAGTGGGACGGCAATCCTACTGTCTATTGGGGCAGAGACGATGATGGCACGTTTAGGCTGTTAGGAAAAAATAATTGGGGTAGAGACGAAGGTAAATCCTCATCCGCAGAAGACTTAGAAAAATTTATAATGAGCAGAGGCAAGGACGAAGACTGGCGTCCCAAGTTTGCCAAGGACATGGCTGATCTATGGCCAATATTTGAAAAAGCAACTCCAACAGATTTTAGAGGCTATGTGTATGGTGACCTTCTGTATCATCCAGGAAAACCCTATGAGGGCAAGGATGGAAAAATTAATTTCACTCCCAATCAAACCACATACCATGTAAAGGTTGATAGTAACATAGGAAGAAGAATGGCCAAGAGCAAGATTGCTGTTGCTGCCCACCAGACCTATGACTACTTCGGAGACAAGAGTGGAACTCCAATAAGTGATGTATCGGATTTTAATAACACTCCGGACCTCGTGGTTCTTGGACAGCAGTATGTGAGCAAGGCTCCTCCGGTAAATGCTGACAACCTCTCAAACATAAGCCAGGTAGCAGATCGCTCGCAAAAGGATATTGAACAGTTCTTCAAACCACAGGCTGGACTAAGTGATCTACAGAACATTTTTTATACATTTATAAATCAAATGAGCAGAGACAAAAAGTTGGGTGAACTTGATAGAAACAGTTTCGTAAATTGGTTACAAAACAGCAAGGTATCGGCAAACAAGCAGAAGAAAATCGTTGACATGTCAGATAAATACTCAAGAGTAATTGACGACATCTTTTATTTGGTTAGAGAGATAATGAAAGCCAAGGATGAAGTCATTGCGGAACTTGATGCTGCCGAAGCGGATGTTACTGCAACAACAAAGGGCAAACCAGGCGGAGAGGGTTACGTTAAGACAAAGGATTACGTAAAACTCGTTCCAAGAGACCGTTGGACCCCATTTAGAGCGGATTAATTCGCCAAAATCCCCAAAAAACACACCATAACTCCTAATTTTACCCATTTTGGATAAATACTTGTGCTTAGAGAAAAAAGCCAGCCCTTGAGCAGGGCATAATGATAATAGAGGAGAAAAAATCATGGCAGATTTATCAAACGGAAGCTCAGTCTTCCAAACTTACACAAACGCAGGTGCAGGTGTTGCTGAATTAGGCGACAACAAATCAGCAAAAACTAACGGTAATGGTATTGCAGGCAGAACGCTTATCGTATCCGTTACAGGAACTGACGACACTAACGTAACTCAAGCAGAGCTTGACGGTGTTATCCAAGGTATCGCTTACGGCGAAACTAATGGTTCACCAACTTCAACTGATGCATTTACAGTAGTTGGTGTTGCTGGATCAGTTGCTTCAGGAACTATGTATCTTGCACTACAAGGAACAGGCACTCTACAAACTACTAAGGGTGACTACTACACTGCAACTACAGTGACTTCTGTTGCTGACTTCCCAGGAATCAGCGGCTAATAAAAGTTTTAATAACTTTGGAAAGGGCGGAGAGAAATTTCCGCCCTTTTTTTATGACTGGTAAATAGAGTCGATGCCAAGATATAAAATCAAGACAACTGTCGACATTACCAGAACCAATCCTGACCGGGATGATCCTGATCAGGTTAGGCATGCCCAGCAATCCAATTTTAATACATTGGTTCAAGGCATAGGAATGCGTTCAAACATAGATTGGGATAATGATCCAATAAGAATAAAGAATGACGATGCAGTTTACTGGGAATGGGAATTCCTAACTGAAAGGCCTGACGTGTTCCTGCATGAAAATGATCCTGTGGGACTTCTACTAAACGATCTGCACGGCATACCCGTAATTAGAAATCTAACAAATTCTGATCCTCTTGATCCCGCAATTTTTCAAACCCACGGCGATAAAACAAATATTTGGTTTAATACTGCTGTTTTATAGTTTCCTAATATACCATAAATATTAGCATGAACAAATTACATTACAACGGAATAATGTACAGCACGATATTTTTTATGCTGTTCGGCTTTCTATTATCACTGTATGGACTACACACTGACGCCCATAACATAGTTTATGTGGGTGTTGCTATAATGAGTGGTGTGTGTGCCGTGTGGTGGTTTTGGGTTATGTTCGTTATTAAGGATATGTTTATTAGGGTTGAAAAGGCAGCGGATAAGATGACGGAAGTAAAGGAAGAACTATCAGGAATAAAGGCACTTATACGGAAACTATTTTCACCAAAAGATGATAAATAAACGTATAAGGCAATAACACAGGCTATCTATAAAAACGCATTAGGCCAACTCAGAGTTTACTAATTGCCCCTGGAGTAGGGGAGTTTTTGGAGAATATTAGATGGCGCAAAGCCCAGTAACCAATTTAGAAAAAGAAAGTTTGGAAGCACACGTTGATCTGTGCGCTCTTCGCTATGAGCAGTTGGATAAACGCATGACCAAACTGGAAGAGAAAGTTGAACACATTCACGAAGACATAGTGCATGGACAGAAGTCAATGACCAAGGTACTGGTTGGAACAGCAGGCACAGTAATTGCAGCAGTAGCGTCAGTCATCGTTACCATCCTGCTCAAGATGTAAGCATTCAAATTATTAATTGTTTAAATATAGGCCTAAGGGGCCTTTTTTTATGAGTGACGTTTCGAAACGTTTTGAACAGTTAGTTAAATCAACCTACAAGAAATTCTTGGATCAGGGCACCATCCTGCCCGTAAAGACCCAAGAAGGAATCCTTGTGGGTGACGTGCTGATCCAAAGCGACGGCCCACTCAAGAACATAATAAAGAATGGCAAAATACTATACAAGGAAATCAGTCTCAACGCAGTGGCCATAAGAATAGCCAACTTGGTAGCATGGGACAAAAACAAAAAATTATGCGAAAATCTATACCAAATAGACTTGGAATACAGTCGAAACTTTATAGATAGCAAGATTTTTCTTGATAATTACCATAAAGCAAACAATTCAGAAAACCACATGCGTGCCGAAATATTGTGGACACGCTATGAAATAGCCAAAGAAAGGGCTATTATTGCCAAGGAGAAAGCAGAGGATTTGGCAAGGTTTTGAATAAATATATTACACAATCTGGGAAGAAGGACATGAAAACACAAGACCTATTTAAAGTAAAAGCAGATAAGATTAACGAATCGCTTCAAAAAGCATTCGGTAAGAAAATTGATCTTGCTAATTTTGATATTACTAAACTCGAAGATGCGAGAAACAAGTTAAGAACACAAATTAGCCAAGTACGAAACAGTTCATCGTTTAATGAGAATCTTGAAAATGATGCATATCATCAGGCGCAGTGGATGCTTGATGCTATCAACAAAGAAATTTCAGAAAGAGAAGAAGCAGCAATTAACGGTCTTGAAATTGCTGAATCCCCAGAAGAAACAACTCAACAAGAATCAACCTCCGGAGAAGAAATGGAAACTAAAGTTACAGAAGGTGAAGTGCAACAGGCGAGTGCTATCGTCACAGCAAAGACTATGGTTGATAGAATTGGTCGATTCATTGAAGAACTTTCCAGCATGGAAAATGAAACACTTCTTCAGTTAGGTGATTCTATCAGAGATGAAATTGGGCAGGCAGAATCAAAACAGTTTATTGAATCATCTGCTCCTTCAATTCAATCAGCATTAGAAAATTTAAAACAAACACGTGAGACATTATCAAACGCAGTAGGAGTACTTGCTGGTGAGCAAGCGCCAACAAACATGCTTGGTGCAGAACCAGAAGGTGATGACATGGAAGCACCTGCTGATACTGAAATGGATTCAGAGCCAGAAGGCGATGATTTTGCAACAGCAGAACCAGCAGCCGGTGGAATCGAAACTGCTGGTCGTGAAAAACGTGAATCAATTGATTATCAAGCACGCCTATTAAAAACACTTGCGGGGTAACACATGCGCCTCGAGAATCTGTCAAAAGATCCTGTAGTTGAAGAGGCCTTACAAGAAGCAGGTTTCTTTTCTAAGGCAATCAACACGGTTAAGGATAAGGCAGGAAAGGTTCTGGATGCACCAATAAACGTTCCAGCAGCCAAAGGACAGACAGCCACCTATACCACAAAGGGTGGAAAGACAATGCAAGGAACCACTCTTGATACTGATCCTTCAAACAAAAGTTCTTCTCACATGCAATTTAAACCAGAGAAGGGAGGAACATTTCCCGCACCTAAGTCAGGACTAAGACAGCAAACTTCATTGAGAGATATGGGAAAGGCATTGGGACAGGTTGGCAAGCAAGGAGCAATAGCTCTTGATAAGGCAACGGATAAATTTGCGAAGTCATTAGGAGCCCACGGAAGAAGCACAAAGGATTGGTGGGAAGTTGTCAAGAATGAAATCAAAAAGGATCCAAGCGATTCCAAGGCATTTGATGCAATAGTTAAGAGAGCAGAGGTTAGGCTTTCAGGAATTAATACAAAGGAACAGACCGATCTTGAAGCGTTTGAAGATTATATTGATAAAAAGTATCCAAGAAGTGCAGATCAAAAGATTGATGAACT